AACACATAGTCGTTCAGCTCGGACTCGATCGGGCGCGGGTACCCGTCGTACAGGAAGAAGCTCCGCTGCCCCATCCAGACCGCCTTCCCGTCCACGAACGTGGCCCCGTGCCGCGAGATCACCCCGCACCCCGAGCCGACCTGCTTGAAGCTGTACACGAGCACGCCGCCAATGTACTGCGCCGCGAACAGGTCCTTGTCCGTGAAGATCAGGGTCTCGTTCCGTCCGCGCAGCCCGCACATGATAACCCCGTCCCCCGAGAGCCCGAAGCTGCCGGCGGTGCTGGTCGCGCTCTCGGCCCACTCGTTCACCGTCTCCTGGGACGGCCACCGGATCAGGCGCGGATCGCCGCCGGCCCCGAGCGCGAACAGGAATCGCTCCGGCGTCACCACGAGCGCCTTGTTCCCGGTCGGCGTCGTCCCCGTCACCGCAGTAATTTCAGCCGCAAGCCCGCCCGCGGACGTGTCGTAGTAGTACAGTTTCCCGTCGCTCGTGAGCGTGCCCACGAGGTCCTCGCCCCACGTGTCAAAGGACCACACCGCGGCCTCGACCTCGGAGCCCTGCGCCGGGTCACCCTCCCCATAATTGAAGGACCCGTACGGCCCGTTCCCGTACGGTCCGATCGCGTACGCGGTATCGACCGCGCCGGTGGTCAGCCCGCTCGGCGTGATGTCGAGCGTCTCGCCCTGCGAGAACAGGTACAGGTTGCTGTTCGTACCGATCGCGAGCCGGGCCGCGTTCCCGGCGTTGTTCTTCCACCCGAGCAGCGCACGGATCGCGCCCGCGATGGTCCCGGTCTGCACGCCCCGGACCTCGGTGATGTCGTACGTCGCGGTCCCGGAGCCCCCGAACCCGTACCGGAGGTGATTTGCGTCGATGTAGCTCGCGCCGAACGTGTGCGTCCCGATCGTGGTGCGCGTCCCGCCCCCGAACGGCTCGGTCCAGAACGTCACGCCCGCGCCCGCGGTCAGGGTCATCCCGATCCGGACCGTGGACGCGTCCGCGAACGCGATCCCGCCCGCGCTCCCGATCAACACCGACTCCGTCTGCGTGCCATTCAGGTACCGCACCGCCCGGCACTCGGCGGTCGTCGCGCTCGTCTGCACGAGGCGGAACGCAAGGAAGTCGACCAGCGCGCCGCCACCCCCGCCGATGTTCTTCGCACGCACGCACAGCATCACGCCCGAGGTGGTGCCGACGTCGGTCCCGGTCACGTCCGCCCACCACTCGGCGGCGCCGTCGACACCGGCGAGGTCGACCGTCGTCCACGCGACGATGTTCGCGGACCCGCCGGGCGTGACCCGCACCTGATTCGAGACGATGTTGAAGAACGTGTTCGGGGAGCCGGTGTTGAACACGTACGTCGCGGGGTCAGCGGGGAGCTCGGGGTTGTGGCCCGCAAAGACCCCGTCCGCGTCCGTCATCGTGTCCTGCGCGAAGGTCGTCTCCAGCGCGAGCCCGAGCGCGCTCCACCCGCCCACGGGGCGCACCGAGCCCTCCAGGAAGCGCACCAGGTGCGCGTCGTACCAGCGGTTCTTCGCCTGGTACCGCGTCCCCTGGCGGTACACGCCGGGCCGGAACGTAAGCGGGACGAGCACCGCTAGGCCGTCACCTGCTCGGTCACCACCAACGTCGCCTCGGGGGCGCCGCCCATCGCGGCCATGAAGCGATCGAACGCGACCTTGGACTGCATCACCGCGAGCTTCTTCGCGGGGAGCCCGGTGTCCTCGTCCCGCTTCACGGCGAGGATGCCGAGCGAGAGCCCGAGCAGCACGCAGCCCTCGGTGTTCTCCTCCACGTTCCCCCAATGCACGAGGATGCGGCTGTGCCCCGGCACGCCCGTGATCTCGTACGTCTCGGCGCCGGTCTTGTGCCACACGGTGCGCGCGAGCCGGTACGTGCCGGCCGGGATCAACCCCTCGTCGAGCGCGAACGGCACGAACCCGCCCGGGAGGTGCAGCAGCCCGAAGCGACCGTGGTCGGTCCGCAGGAAGAACTCGAGCAGCAGATTCATAGCCATTTCCACCCGATCAGCGCCCCGAGCAACGTGAGTCCGCCCGCGAGCGCGGAGCGCCACTTCTCGAGCGCCGACAGTCGTCCCGTGTGGTTGTCGAGGCGCTTGTCCCCGACCTCGAGCCGCTCCTTGATCGCCGAGACCCGCTCATCAATCCGCACCAGCAGTTCGTCCCGGTCGGCGTCGTTCACGCGGACTCCCCTCCGATGTTCACGACGACCCCGTTACTGTCCGCGGACTCCTGCCCGTCCTTATAGTGCCGGGCGGTGAACGTCACCGGGTTCGCGGGGTCCTCAGGGTTCCCCCACTGGTTCTGCCCGAGGTCGATGGTCGTCGCCCCCGGGTTCGCGGCCGGCGCCTGCTGGACGCCGTCCAGGTAGATGCGTGTGTACGCGGTCGGGTCACCGTTCGTCCACGTGAAGCGCACGCCGTGCGGCCAGGGACGCACGACCGCGGACAACCCGGAGGGGGCGCCCGAGGGCCCCCCGCCCGGAGCGCCGGGTACCTGCCCCGCAAGGACAAGCGCGAGCGCGATCTGGTCGGGGGTCATCCGAGGTCCAGCGCGGCGGCGGCGTACCAGGTCGTACCGTTGTCGAACGACACGGCCGCGATCAGGTCCACACCGGCCGCGGTCAGCGATGGCGGCGCACCGGCGGGCCACCGGAACGAGCCAGGCCACGTGACGGACGCGGAGCCCCCGTTCGTGAGCAGCAGTACGAGCCCCACGAAGAAGGTGCCCGCGGGGACGTTCGAGACCGAGAACGTGGTCGCGCCCCCGATCGTCGCGGAGAAGCCGTTCCCGAGCGCGAGGTTCAGGGCCTGCGCGCCCGAGATCGACCCGAGCGCGGTCCGCACCGCCTGCGAGGAGAACAGATCGAGGCGGCCGGTCATGACCCCACCCGCCTTCGGGAGGGCCGCGTCCGCGGTCGCCTGGGCGGCGGCGGCGGCGTCCTCGTTCGCCTTTATTAGGGTGTCGAGGTCGTCGAGGTCGTCGTTCAGCTTCGTGCCCCACGTGCCCTGCGACGCACCGACCTCGGGCTTCGTCAGCGAATAGTTGGTGGTTAGGGTGTCAGCCATGTTACCTCACGATCGAGCTCCGGGATCGCCCGATCGGACGCCGCGGACGCTGCACCAGCGTGTTCGCGCCCCACTTCCGGCGCTCGAGGAAGCGCTCCAGTTCGCGGAGCGCGCCCCCCGCGAGATTCCCCTGCGCGTCGTACTGCGCGTACCGGCTCTGCCAGAGCGCGAGGCGTTCGTCGTTTTTCAGGTACGGCGCGGACTGCACCAGGGCCCCGTACAGGTACACGTCCGGGTGACTATCCAGGACCCAATTCGTGGCGACCGTGGCGCTCAACTTCTCGAGCTTCGTCAGGTACGTCGCGCGCGCCGTGTACGCCTGGTCGGGCACCGGCGCGAGCAGCAGCGCGGTCCCATTGTTCACGACCGCCGCGGCGCGCGGGAATCCGGTCAGCGCGACGTGCGCCCGGTACCGGGGCAGGTCCCCCTCCGGCACGATGTTGATCTCCCCGAAGCGCACCCCGTCGTCGTAGTACAGCGAGCGCAGCTCGCGGCAGTCGGTCGGCAGCGTGTGCGGCGAGCCGGAGAGCGTGAACGTCTCGTTACTCCGCTCGTACGAGATCGCGGGATTCCGATCGAGCTCGGCCTCGAGCAGCGAAATGAAGTCCGGGATCGCGGCCGTCAGGTCGGTGCGGTTCAACCAATCCGCGATCGCGGCCTTGAGCGTGGTGTAACTGGTAAATGCCATGCTAGCCCTTCCCCTCGACATCCTCCGCGTACGCCCGCGCGTGGCTCATTCCGAACTCGAAGCGCCCCACGTGCCGCACCCGCTCCGAGAGCTCGAGGTCGACCTCGGGCTGGAAGCCCGCGGCGCGCGCGCGCTCGCAGAACGTGGTGTCCTCCCCGAACCGCACGTGCAGCTCCCGATCGTACCGGCACTCGAACCAGGGGAACTCGACGGTCTTGAAGATGTCGATGTGCGTCAGCACGAGCCCGAACCCGATCGCCTCGACGGGCGCGAGCCCCCTACCATCCGGCGGGGGCAGGAAGTGCCGCCCGCCGAGCACGCTCTCGACCGCGGTCGGCCGGCAGTCGGTCACGATCCGGCGCGGGTAGTTGACGCCCACAAACGGCCGGCGGTGCCGCGCGAGCCGGAGCAGCGCGTCCCGCGGGAAACGCATGTCGTCGTCGGCCCAGAGGATCGCGTCGACCCCTATCGCGAGCGCCTCCTTCACGAGGTTGTTCCGCTGGTCGTCGATGTACGTCCCATGACAGAACGAGATCGCGAGCTCCGCGCTCTTGATCTGCGCGTACGCGCGCGTGCTGTGCGCGACCATCATCGTCAGGTCGTACACGAAGTGCGGGTCCATCTGGCCCCGGGTCGGCACGGCGACCATGATCTGCGACACGGGCTTTCCGCGTCCAAGGATCGGAATCTTCATCACACCCTCCCGGGGCGTACCCGGAACTTCCGGTTGTCGGGGTCGTTCAGCCACTTCCGAAAGGCCTTGTCGTCCTGCGCGATCCCGAGCCGCATGAGCTCCATCAACTTCGGCATCGGGACACGCGCGACCATCGCAAGCTCCCCGTGCGGGGAGTGCCTCTCACGCGTGTTGAAGTCGGCCACGTTCGCGTCGAGAATCGCCTCGTCGTCGCGCGTGGTCGCGATCGTGATGTCCTCCGTGACCGGGTCCTCGTACCACTCGGTACGAGTCCCGATCAGCGGGTCGGAGCGAATTAGCTCACTCACACTTCGGCCGACGCACTCGCGTCAATCCGGTCCAGGGCCTCCAGCACCTCGGAGTTGACCTGGCACTGCGCCCGAATCTCAGAGATCGCGGTCGAGATGGAGCCCGCGCCAGACGTCAGCACGGCCCCCGACAACGTCGCGCCCGTGGTTGCCTCCGCGAGCGCGATCAGGTTTCCGATCAACCCGGGAACCTTCGCGGTCACGGTACACACGTTCGGTGATTCGCCGTCCGCGACCGCCGTGACATGCGGATTCACCGTCATCGAGGCCGCGTACGCCGTTCCAGCGCCAGCACCAAGGTTGATCGCGGCGACGAGGTTGTCGATCGTCTCGTCGTCATCGGTACCGAGCTTGACGTTCCCGTTGACGTCGGTCAGCGTCGTCTGGAAGGTGTAGACCTTCCCGCCGACCGTGATCGTTTCCGCGTTTGCGATGACTCCCGCGGTGATGGTGCCCGACGCGCGCACCAGTGAAGAAAGAACAGCCATTGTTGTGTCCCTCCGTCCGGACGATCGGAGGGACGGAACCCGTCACGTTATGCTCGTGTGCCGGATTCCGTCCTCCGCGATCACCCGATCAGTTCATCAGGTGGTCGTCAGGTCCGCGGCGAGGCCGAGGGCCTTCTCGTTCTTCACCCGGAGGCCCCACTCCACGCGGAGCGCGAAGTTCCGGGCGTCGCCCGTCTTAGCCATCTCCTCGCGGTGGTACGGGCGCAGGTGATCGAGCTGCAGGAACTCGGGGTCGATGAACCAGCAGTCCCGCTCCCGCTGGTTGCGGGTCGGGATCACGGTCACGGTGCCGAAGTCGGACACGTACACGTCCGCGGCCCCAATGATCGCCACACTCTGTCCGGAGCGGGTCGGCTG